GATCATTCAGTTGGAAGGATGGCATAAAAGATACAAAGGTTATCTTCACTCCGGACAAGCGAGGTAGATTCCTAGTCAGTTGGATTCCTCCTGCACAACTTCAGAACAGAGTTATAAATTCAAATGGAAGGAAGCTTCCTGGAAATGAACACATCGGTTCATTTGGATGTGACCCATATGATATCTCTGCTGTTGTTGGTGGAAGGGGATCGAATGGATCCCTACACGGAATGACCAAGTACCATATGGATGAAGCTCCAGTGAATCAGTTCTTCCTTGAGTACATTGCTAGACCACAGACAGCCGAGATATTCTTTGAAGACGTACTGATGGCGTGTGTGTTTTATGGAATGCCGATTCTTGCGGAGAACAATAAGCCAAGGCTACTGTACCACTTTAAGAATAGAGGCTATAGAGGGTTCTCTATGAACAGACCCGATAAGGTGTACGCTAAACTTACTGCTACTGAGAAAGAACTTGGTGGTATCCCGAACACATCAGAGGACGTTAAGCAGTCTCACGCATCAGCGATCGAGAGCTACATCATAAAGCACGTAGGATTTGATGCGGAGGGAAAGTACAGAGACCCTGATGTTATTGGGGATATGCCGTTCACTAGAACGCTAGAAGATTGGGCTAAGTTCAACATTAATGATCGAACAAAATTCGACGCATCTATCAGTTCGGGATTGGTTATAATGGCTAATCAGAAACATCTCTATGTGCCTGAGAAGCAACAATCAAAAATAAGCGTTAAATTTGCGAGATATAGTAATAGTGGAACATCAAGCCAAAGAATTAGATGAAAGATGTCAAAGTAAATATATCGTCTACAGCATTCCCTTCTCAATTTGTTTCTGACTCTGAAAAGAAAACACCGGAGTTCGGTCTTCAAGTTGGTCAAGCGATTCAGTACGAGTGGTTTAGAAAGGACGGAAACCAATGTAGATACTACAATCAATGGAGAGACTTTCATAGACTAAGACTCTACGCTCGAGGCGAACAATCTGTTGGCAAGTACAAGAATGAACTAGCCATAGACGGTGACTTGTCGTATCTAAATCTAGATTGGACACCGGTTCCTATTATCCCAAAGTTCGTTGACATTGTCGTTAATGGAATGTCAGATCGACTATTTTCTGCAAAGGCTTATGCGCAAGATGCATTGTCTCAAGAGAATCGAAACAAGTACCAAGAGTCCCTGAAGGGGCAGATGGTAGCTAGACCGATTCTTGAGAAGGTGCAAGCTGCCACTGGCATTGACCCATTCGTTACTAACCCTGCCGACCTACCTGAAAACGATGAAGAACTTCAGCTTCATATGCAGCTTAAATACAAGCCTGCTATTGAGATTGCTGAGGAAGAAGCTATAAACACTGTACTTGATGAGAACAACTTTCAAGATACTAGAAAGAGAATTGACTACGACCAAACCGTAATTGGAATTGGTGTAGCAAAGCACGAGTTCTTGCCAGGCGCAGGCATACAAATATCTTATGTGGATCCTGCAAACGTAGTGTATAGCTACACTGAGGATCCATACTTTAGAGACTGTTTCTATTGGGGAGAGATTAAGACGCTTCCAATCACGGAGCTTTATAAGATTGATCAGTCGCTCACAAAGGAGCAGCTAGAAGAGATAGCGAAGTACAGCCAAAGCTGGTACGACTACTATAATGTAGCACAGTTCTATGAGAATAGTATATTCTACAGAGACACTTGCACTCTACTTTACTTCAACTACAAGACAACCACTAAGGTTGTGTATAAGAAGAAGAACCTAGAAGGTGGTGGTGCTAGAGTAATACCTAAGGATGATACGTTCAATCCTCCAACTGAAATGATGGAGGAAGGAAATTTCGAGAAGATTGAGAAGACCATTGACGTATGGTATGAAGGCATTATGGTTATGGGGACCAATATCCTATTGAAGTGGGAGATGTCTGAGAATATGGTTAGACCTAAATCAGCAACTCAACACGCTATTCCAAACTATGTAGCTGTAGCACGTAGAATGTACAAGGGAGTTATCGAGTAATTGGTTAGAAGAATGATTCCGTTTGCGGATCTTATTCAGATTACTCACCTCAAGCTACAACAGATAATAGCAAGAACAGTTCCTGATGGAGTGTTCATTGATGCCGATGGTCTCAATGAGGTAGATCTTGGAACCGGTAACGCATACAATCCTGAGGATGCACTAAGACTTTACTTCCAAACGGGTAGTGTAATAGGAAGAAGCTATACGCAGGATGGAGACTTTAATAATGCAAGGGTTCCAATAACCCAGCTCACATCATCATCTGGAGCAAGCAAGACTCAGATGCTTATTGCCAACTACAATCACTACCTAGATATGGTAAGAAATGTAACCGGCTTGAATGAAGCTAGAGACGGATCTGATCCTGATCCTAACTCATTGGTAGGATTACAGAAGCTTGCTGCTCTAAATTCAAATACTGCAACTAGACACATACTTGAGGGTGGTCTATCGATATTCAAAGGAATAGCTGAGGCTGTAACCTATAGGGTATCGGACATTATTCAGTACGCTGACTTCAAGGATGGATTCATAAATAGAATAGGAAAGTACAACGTATCTCTTCTCTCCGAGATCAGAGACTTGTACATCTACGACTTTGGAATCTTCATAGAGATATCTCCTGATGAAGAACAAAAAGCAAAACTCGAACAGAACATCCAAATGGCATTGTCTAAAAATGACATTAACCTAGAGGACGCTATCGATATCAGAGAGATCAAGAATATCAAGCTTGCTAATCAGCTATTGAAGTTGAAGCGAACTAAGAAACTTGAGAGGGAAGAGAAAATGGCTATGCAGAAGCAGGCTATTATTTCCGAGCAGAACATCAAGTCACAGGAGCTTGCAGGTCAAGTTGCTATGATGAAGATTGATGCTGAGACCAACTCTAAGATAAAGATCAAGCAGGCTGAGATTACTCTCGATGTTCAGAAGATGCAGAAGCAAGCTGAGTTCAAACTAATGCTTATGCAGAGAGAGTTTGACTTCAATCTTCAGTTGAACGGAATGAAGGAAGAGATGCTCAACAAGAGAGAGGACATCAAGGAGAAGGGAAAGGAAAAGAGAATCGACAAGCAGAATACTCAACAATCAAAGCTTATAAACCAAAGGAAGAACAATCTTCCTCCGCTATCATTCGAGTCCAATGAAGATACTTTGGACGGGTTTGACCTAGCTGAATTTGAGCCTAGATAGCAATTAAGAATTTTGTTATAACTTTGCATAAATCAAATCAAATGGAAATTAAAGTAAAAGACCTAGGTTCTATCGAAGAGAAAGGATCTCAACAGATTGAGAAGGAGTTGCTAGATAAGCACCAACAGAGCATTGAAGGCAACAAGAGCAATGAGGGTAATGAAGGTAATGATGGTAATCAAAATCAAGATCCTCCTACTGATCCTCCTACTGAGGTAGAACTAAAGGATGAAGACGTTCTTTCATTTATTGGAAAAAGATACAACAAGCAAATCAGTTCACTAGATGACCTGATGGCTACAAAGGAAGAGGAGGGTCCACTTCCAGAAGACGTTGCATCTTTCTTGAAATATAAAAAAGAGACTGGTCGTGGAATCGAGGACTATATCAAGTTGAATAAGGACTACGATAAAATGGACGAGGACTCTTTATTGAAGAGTTATATCCAATCAACTCAGGAAGGTTTAGATGATGACGATATAGATGTGCTTATGGAAGAGTACAGCTATGACGAGGATCTAGACACAGAGTCTGAGATGAAGAAGAAAAAACTAGTGAAGAAAAAAGCTGTTGCAGAAGCTAAGAAGTTTTTCGAAGATCAAAAGAGTAAGTATACCACACGACTTGAGTCAAGTCAATCAGGTCTTGCTCCGGAGGAAGAAGAAGACTTCAAGGCTTACAAGCAATACATTTCAAAGTCAAAAGACATTGAGACCGAAAACAAGCGTAAGAGCGAGTGGTTTACAAAGAAGACTGAAGAGTTGTTTAGTACAGAGTTCAAAGGTTTTGAGTTTGATCTAAACAATAAGAAGTTCAATTTTACACCTGCCGATGCTGCTGAATTAAAGAAGTCACAATCAAACCCATTTAACTTTATCAATAAGTACTTGGATGAGAACGGGATGATTAAGGATGCTGTAGGTTACCATAAGTCTTTGGCAATAGCAATGAACCCTGAAAAGTTTGCCAAGTTCTTTTATGAACAAGGTATGGCTGATAGCGTTAATGACCTCGACAAGCGGATAAAGAATGTAAATATGTCCGAGCGTAGAAGTCCAGAGGCTATGAATAAAGGGGGAATGCAAATCCGATCGGTAGATAATGACTCAGGTCGTGGTCTCAAGATCAAAAGCATAAAAAAAATATAACAAATAAAACTTAGAAAAAAATGCCAGGATCAGTCCTAACCCCTCCAGGTTACAACCTACAACCTAGCTCAGAGCAGGTAGCGTTGTCAACCAACTACATCACAAATTTCGACTTCTTGAACCAGTATCTTCCTGATACTTATGAGAAGGAGTTCGAGCGTTATGGTAACCGTACCGTAGCATCTTTCTTGCGTATGGTTGGAGCAGAAATGCCTTCAACATCTGACCTTATCAAGTGGGCAGAGCAAGGTCGTTTGCACACGAAGTACGTTGATTGCGCATCAGGTTCTGCTGCTGCAGCAGACACTGCGACAATTACAGTAAGCGACACTGGAGTTACAGCTATCGCTATCCGTAAGGGTCAAACAGTTATGATCACAGACAACGCAGGAACAGGTTACAACAAAGGTATCGTTATCGATGTTGATACAACTGCGAACACATTTGACGTTGCTTACTACGAAGCAGGTGGTCAAGTGTTTGGAGCTACTGCTACTCTTACTGTATTCATTTACGGTTCTGAGTTCAGAAAAGGAACAAACGGAATGCAAGGCTCATTGGAGGCTGAAGATGATATCTTCGACAACTCTCCAATCATCATCAAAGACAAGTACGCTGTTAGCGGATCTGATATGGCTCAGATCGGTTGGGTTGAAGTAACAACTGAGAATGGTGCTACTGGATACCTTTGGTATATGAAGTCAGAACACGAGACTCGTCTTCGTTTCGAGGACTATCTTGAGACTTCAATGATTGAAGCTGTACCTGCTGAGACTGGATCAGGTGTTGTTAACCAAACAACTTACACTGATGCTGGTAACAAAGGTTCTGAAGGTATCTTCTACGTTGTTGAAGATCGTGGTAACGTGTGGGGCGGTGGTAACCCAACTACACTTGCTGACTTCGATAGCGTGATCTCACGTCTTGACAAGCAGGGTGCGATTGAAGAGAACGTGATCTTCGTTAATCGTGACTTCGGTTTCGATATCGATGATATGCTTGCTACATTGAACGGTTTCAACGGATCATCTGCTGCAGGTGCTGCATCATTCGGTTTGTTTGACAACGATGTTCAGATGGCATTGAACCTTGGTTTCTCAGGTTTCCGCAGAGGTTATGACTTCTACAAGTCTGACTGGAAGTACTTGAACGATCCAACAATGCGTGGTGGTCTTCCTTCTTTCACAGGTCGTGTAAATGGTTTGTTGGTTCCTGCTGGTTCTACAACTGTTTACGATCAGATCCTAGGAAAGAACGCGAAGCGTCCATTCTTGCACGTTCGTTACCGTGCTTCTGAAACAGAAGATCGTCGTTACAAGACTTGGATCACAGGTTCTGCAGGTGGCGCAAGCAACAGCGACCTTGATGCAATGGAGGTTAACTTCTTGTCTGAGCGTTGCGTATGCACACTTGGCGCGAACAACTTCTTCTTGTTCCAAAACTAATCCTCGTGATTACGAAGTAATAGAAAATCGATGGGCAGTATCTTTCGGGGTACTGCCCTTCTTTATAATCCAATCAAATGAAATACAATAAAAAAGAAGCAAAGGACCGAGTGTATAAACTCACTCGCAATGCAGCACCACTATCATTTATGCTGCCAACAAGAAACTCTCGTAGATATCCACTACTGTGGTATGATGAGGATCAAAACGTGAATCGTCCACTGCGCTATGCAGTAAACCAAAAGTCTGCATTTGAAGACGAGCAGGACGGAAACGCAATCGTTGAACCGATTATTTTTGAAAGCGGATTCCTACGTGTTCCAAAGAATAATCCTGTTTTACAGGAGTTCTTGTACTATCATCCATTGAATGGAAAGGCATTCACTGAAGTTAATCCTGAGCAGGATGCTGCAAATGTGCTTGACTCAATCAATGTAGAGGTAGATGCATTGGTACTTGCTAGAGAACTTTCTCTAGACCAATTGGAAAATGTATCTCGCGTATTGTTTGGAAAGGATCCATCAACAGTTACGTCATCTGAATTGAAGCGTGACGTTCTTATTTTTGCAAAGAGAAATCCACGAGGATTCATCAATGCTGTGAACGATCCTTCGTTGAGACTTCAGTCTAATGTCAGAAACTTCTTTACGCAGAAGCTGTTGACATTTAGAAATGGAAAGAAGGAAGTTTGGTTCAGCACTGACTCAAACAAAAAGAAGATGTTATCCGTACCATACGGAGAAGACCCATACGATATGGTGTCCAATTACTTGAAATCTGACGAGGGTCTTGACGCACTAAAGATGCTTGAGAGCTACTCTGAATCATAGTTGTATCATTGTGTTTTTTGAATTAGAAGATAGGGGTGTGGCTAATCAGTCACATCCCTTTCTTTTTTCTATCTTTGTAAAAAAGAAGAGATGATAAATTCAGTAAGAAATACTGTGCTTTCTATTCTGAATAAGAATAATTACGGATACATTTCTCCATCCGACTTTAACCTGTACGCGAAGCAAGCTCAACTAGAAATATTCGAGAGCTACTTTGCTGATTATAATATGCAGGTGGCTAAAGAAAATGCTAGGATGTCAGGCACTGGATACGCTGATTTAAAGCAGACGATAGAAGAGGCTATGGAAGTATTCCTTATGCCGGAAACAATATTAACGCAGGTAGCTCCATCTACAAATGAGTACTACTTGCCATCGCTTATCACAACTGGCGATGACTACTTTATGGTTAACAAGATACTTTGCTACGATGTACAAGGACTTGTGTCTACATTCAAGGGGGAGGCAGAGAAAGTAAACCATTCGAAGATCACGTCACTTCTTATGTCAAATCTCACTAGCCCATCAGAAACATTTCCTGCATATACCCAACAAGGACTAACAGTCAAGGTATATCCAGATACGTTCAATGACGTTGGCGAAGTGAAGTGCGTTTACTTTAGGTATCCATTTGATCCTAAGTGGACTTACGTTACTCTTTTAAATGGAGAGCCTTCGTTTGACCAATCACAACCAGACTATAAGGACTTCGAGCTTCCAATAGAAGACGAGATGAAATTAGTCACAAAGATACTTCAGTACGCAGGCGTATCGATAAGAGAAGCTGAGGTAGTGCAGTTTGCGAAATTAGAAGAACAACAACAGAAAGCTCAATAATGAATAATGGCTTACATATCTCAATTTCAATACTATACAAATAACGGAAACACACCCGAGAATCAAAACTGGGGATCGTATCAGTACGTTAGTTTGTTCGACATAGTCAATAACTTTATGTTGATGTACAATGGCAATCATTCGCTCATCAATAATGAAGAAAGGTACAAGGTTCTGTTTCACGCAAAACGTGCTATTCAAGAATTGAACTACGATGCCTTCAAGGAAGTAAAGGTTCTTGAGCTAAATGTAACCGACACGTTGAAGTTTGTTCTCCCATCTGACTACGTCAATTGGGTACGCATATCTCTTTATAAGGATGGGTACTTGAGACCGCTTAGTGAGAACATCCAAGCGATATCGTCTAGCGCTTACTTGCAAGATAATACCGGTAACATTCTATTTGATATCAATGGAAATATACTTGAGCCTCAGTTCTCGAATATTGACTACGAAAGAATCAAGGGTACAAAGAAGAGCATCTACTTAAATTCAGGCAGTCAGTTTGACGGGATGGATGGATACCTTGTTGATGGAGACTGGTTCTTTGACTTTGCTATAGGGGCGCGATTCGGTTTGAATACCGAGACGGCAAACTTTAATCCTACCTTTAAGGTAAACAACAAGGCAGGCGTTATTGACTTCAGCTCGGATATGGCTGGTCAAATCTGTATACTTGAGTACGTGTCCGATGGAATGGAGGGCGGTGACAATACAGTGATAACTGTCAATAAGTTATTTGAGAAGTACGTGTACGCATACATTCACTATGAACTTCTAAGTTCAAAGCTTGGTGTTCAAGAGTACATTGTCTCTAGAGCTAGAAAGGAAAAGAGCGCACTGCTCAGAAATTCTAAGATCAGAATAAGTAACATTCATCCTGGGCGATTGCTTATGAATCTCCGTGGTATGGATAAGATGATAAAATAACTATGGCGAATATTACTAGAAACTTTGTTGCCGGTAAAATGAACAAGGTTGTCGATGAGCGACTTGTTCCAAATGGCGAATACATTGATGCGTTGAATATCCGTATGGGTTCTACAGAGAACGCTGAGATCGGTGTCATAGAAAACGCAAAGGGTAATACGCAGTTAACCACGTTGGTATATCCTCCAACCGGAGAGCCTCTAAGCAATATGGCTAAGGCTATCGGTACGCTTCAAGACGGAGCTAACGAAACAATCTATTGGCTTGTTAACGACCCAGCGTTCACATCTTCTCCTACGGGAAAGCTAGATATGATTGTCTCGTTCAACGAGCTTGCAGGGGTATTGACTTATCACGTTGTCAGCACAGACGATGGCGGTGGTCAGAACACGACACTGAACTTTAATCCTCAGTATCTATTTACGGGGATAAGCCTAGTGGACGATATGTTGTTCTTTACGGACAAGTATGAGGATCCTAGAATGATTAACGTAAAGAGATCATATCCATTACCGATATCATTCATTGATCAGATTACAAAGGAATCACTTCTTGTTATAAAGAAGCCGCCATTGGAGTCACCATACATAGAACCATTTGTTGTTGGTGGGGAAGAGAACTTCCTTAAGGAAAGATACATTTGCTTTGCTTATAGATATCGCTACGCTGACAACCAGTACTCTGCGGTATCTCAGTTTTCTATTCCTGCGTTTACACCTGACTTCTTTGAGTTCAGTGAGAACAGTTTCTTGAACGAAGGGATGGTTAACTCCTGTAATTCGGTCAAGGTTACCTACAACTCTGGTGGTCCGCTAGTCCTTGGCATTGATTTGCTTTTCAAGGAAGCGAACAGCAATGTCATTAAGGTGATAGAGAAGTTGAACAAGCAGGATCTTGGGCTTCTTGATAATACAGATTACGTTTATCAGTTCACCAATAGTAAGATATTCACTATCCTTCCGGAGTCTGAAATCCTCCGTCTGTACGACAACGTACCTAGAAAGGCTAAAGCCCAAACTATTATGGGTAATAGACTTATGTACTCAAACTACATTGAAGGATATAACCTCGTTGATATAAATGGTCTGGCACTTTCGCTAACATTTATAGCGGAGCTTATGACTGAGGAGATTGGGCTAACCGAGGTCCCTGCATCCACGGAGAGTGGGAACTACACGTTTGGCGCAACAACTTCTGTAGCAGGATCCGTTATGACCGTTGATCTCGCTGGCATTGATCTACAGGAAGGATCAGCATTAAGCATTGACTTTACATTCAGACATAATTCATTTCAAGGAGACCTTCCATTTCCATCGGAGGTTACCGATGATATAAGCATAACCTTTTTATTTACACTTCCGGTTGCTTACAACTCGGTTTATGAGATGGCTTCTAGTGTTGAGTTTCAAAACGCAGTTGGAACACTATTCAATATAGAGCCAGTGTACACATCAATCGTTGGTGATCCAACGTCTTGTGATGGTATTACATTCACTGACGTTCTGAACTGTGCTATACCAAATAACTTAGATGCACTTACAAAGTTCTCTAGTGGAATCTCTGCTGCCCAAGAGCCAATGGCTATCATTGCTACGCCAGCTAGTACTCAGATAAAGATTCAGCTACCTGCTATGAGGTACGTCGACAATACGACTACACCTACACAAAGTGTGTACGAATACTACGAGGTATCGGAGATAGAAGCATTCCATCAGAACATAGCTAGTCCTAGAAGTCTTCATAGTAATAGGGGTTATGAGATTGGTATAGTCTATATGGATGACTTCAAGAGATCATCAACTGCTCTTGTTAGTCCGAACAATACTGTGTTTGTTCCTTGCGGAAATTCATCTTCAAGAAACTACATCAATGTAACGATACCCGTAAGTCAGATTGCTCCTTACTGGGCAACTAGATACAAGTTTGTTATAAAGCCCGATCGTGAAAACTACGAGACAATTTATAGCAGCATCTTTATAAAGGACCCATTGACAAATGATACGTACTTCCTTATTGATGGGGAAAACTCTAGAAAGGTTGAGGCTGGGGATCGATTGATAGTGAAGGCTGATGCTGATGGACCAACTACTAATTGCAATTACGCTACAGTACTAGAAAAGAAAGCTCAAGTACAAGACTTTCTTGGTTCTAGCATTCCCTCACCGCAGGGTGTTTATATGAAGATAAATGCCAACAACTTCTCAACTGTTCAGGATGACTTAGCCATAATAGATCAAGGACCTAGGTCAGCTACTGCAGCAGATGAGAGTTTCCCGATAGCTAAATATCCTATGAACATACCAGATACATCTATCCCTGGAACGTGGATTGACTATGACGTTCCGGCTGGTAGTCGTATAGTTATGGAGATGGAGTGGTCAAGAAAGGGTCCTGGAGATGGAGATAGAAATTGCGAAAAAAGAAAGTATGTACTGAACAAAAACTTCGTGTCATCTGCCGATTATGCTAATATGAATGACTGGTGGGATCAATCAATTACTAATGCTATATTAAATGATGGCGCTCCAGACATAGGTGGTGGTGGTTGCCCTGTAACTAACACGTACATACCAACTCTTGCTTCGTCTCTATTTGACATACCGACTGATTTATGCACTAATTACTTTAGATTTTATAGGGACGGACCCACAAACGCACTGTTCTTGTTGGTTACAGGAACAAGAGCGTGCGGAAATAACGATAGAAGAGTATCTAAAGTAAAGGTTAGGTTTACTGTATATAGAGCGGACAAAACTTTGATATTTGAAACGGAACCACAGGATGCGTTGCCGGATATTTTCTACGAGTCTGACCAATCGTTCAGCATAGATGCTATTGGACAGCATAGTGGAAACCTTCAGAGTCAAGACTTCCTTACTAGCCAGCCTGCTATTATCGAGACTAGCTTCTACAACTGCTACACATTTGGTAACGGAGCTGAGAGCTACAAGATCAGGGACTCCATCATTGGAAACACATTCGCCCTTGGCAATAGAGTAACGTCTGTTTCTGCTGAGGATTACAAGGAGGCTGATAGGTATGCGGACATAACCTACAGTGGAGTGTACAATGACGAAACCAACGTGAACAAACTGAATGAGTTCAACCTTGGCTTAATCAATTACAAGCCGCTTGAGGATTCATTTGGTCAGGTTATGTTGATTGACGGAAGAGAGACTGACGTTCTTGTTTTACAAGAGGATAAGATATCTTATGTGCTTGCAGAAAAGAACTTGCTATCGGATGCTGCGGCAGGCGGTGCTATAACCTCCGTGCCTGAAGTACTCGGAACACAAATAGCTAGGGTAGAGAACTACGGTATAAGCCTTAACCCTGAGAGCTATGTTCAATGGGGATACGATAGATTCTTTACCGATGCAAAGAGAGGCGCTGTGATACAGCTTGTCGGAAACTCTTACAGTTCCGATCAAATCAAAGTCATCTCCGATCAGGGAATGAGAACTTGGTTTAGAGATCTATTCAACGATTCGCTTCAAACGCAGAAGCTTGGTGGGTTTGATCCGTATATGAATGAGTACGTTTTATCTTCGAATGATATCTTGATTCCAACTCAAGCGGAGTGCATCGACTGCGGAACCGTTCAGACATTTACCCTTGGCGATGGTTCGGCTGTTTCGTTCTGTTCTAATCTAGGACAGCTAGTTGGAACTTACGAAGTAACGTATAACGTAATTAGCCTAGAGGTTGATGCTACGTTTGTAGTGGAGTCAACGTACAATGGAACGACAGAATCATCTGGCGTTGTCAACTCATCCGGATCAATAGTTCTTGATAAGGACGATATACTCATTGGAACTTGCAACACTACAATAAATTCTACGGGCAATATCATACTTGAGGTAAAGGTTAGATGTGTGTCCGCTGCTCAAAAAACAATTGTCGAGGTATGTGTTACTAGCGATTCAGATAGTGGGTCTACAATTCATAATGAATATAGGTACACTTATGGTGGTTACACATCTCCATATCAATCAAGTTTAGTTCTGTTTGCATCGGGATCAACAATCCCATTGGTATCTAGATACAATCAAGCAACTGGATTTGTCGGAAGCACAAGTACTCCTCCTGATGGAGCAACGATGAGAATAGCCGTTAACAAGATTGGAACGGATACATTTAATTTTGACCCGTCTCAAGATGTGCTGCGTTACCTAAATAGCAATACACTGTACGACAACCTAACGCCAGACATACTTGACCTGCTTCAGGACTCGCTTCTTGCTGCACCAATAGTAGCTGTTGGGGCAAACTTCTTCTATGCGGACGTTCCTGTTTCATCAGAGTACTACCTGTACTTGATATGGGACTACAGACAATCAACTCCGATAACTCTTTGCTATTCAAGTGAGGCTGCTGCGGACGCTTGCTGTGAATGTGTAGAGTGTGTATCGGTATGTAGCCTATACTATATCGATGCTGTTACAGAAGAAGCAGAAGTATCGTACAGAGATTGCTCAGGATCATTCCAATCAATAACTGTTTTTGCAGGAAACTCTGTAAGCATATGCTCAGAAATTACTCCGACATTAACAAGCGGAACAGCAGACATAACGCTCGCTGCTTGTGACTGTCCATCATAAATAAAATACTATGTCAACATCAATAACATACTACATAGATGCGCCAAGCTTGCTTGCTGCGACATCTATTTACTCTACTCCAAGCTTAACCTTCTTGGCTCCTGATGGATTCTATTCAGATGGTATAATATCTAGAGAGCAAGTGGGCGGCGTATTGCTTCCACCGCAGACTTGTCCTGCTTGTGGGGTTAGTTGTACTATAACAAAAGATCAGATATCCGTTTTTGGAAAGGGTATTTTTACTATTAGCGTTGAGGTGGGATCCGGAACGGGGGCTATTCCTATCTTGCTTACCAGTATGTCGAACGGTGTTGGGATTATAGCTGTAATGGGAGCTGTCGTAAAGAACAGTGTGTATAGTTCTTTCTATGGTTACATATCTTCACCATCAGGTAGCCCAACGTACGTTGGACCAGACGGATCGTGTCCCGTAGCAGGTACGTATCCCCTTACTGTTTATAGGTATAATGATATTACTAGTGCTTGGGAAGACTCTGGTAGTTCTAGCGTAGCAAGTCCTACTGCCGCCAACATACAAACAACTCCTATAGATCCTGGGCAATGCTATATAATATTTCCTAAAACATCTGCTACACCTGATATTATTACTGTATCCTTTTATGCAATATGTAAGGATACCGATTTCAAGATTGCTATAGGTTGTCCTGCAACTCTTGAGTCGATATCAGGCAGTGAGTTTGCTGAAGGGTCAACAGCAGCCTGCTTATTACCGTTGACGCAAGATTATTACTTGTTTCAGATAAACGGAACCCTTGGTGTTCCAGATATAAATGATGTAATGTTTACCGACCTAAATGGAGAATTTCCGTTAGGTCCAGGGTATTATGGTGTATCTGCAGGATATGTTCAAACGGACGCAAACGGTGTTGTAATCGAAGTATCAAGTTGTTAATATGGAATATACTCTAACCTATAGCGAACCCGTCTCAGGATGGGTTTCATTCTACTCATTCATTCCCGACTTTATGATTGGAATGAACAACCACTTCTATTCATTCAAGAGCGGCAACCTTTATAAGCACAGTGTGAATGAGACTAGGAATAACTTCTATGGAGAGCAGTACAACTCTATGCTGAAGAGCGTATTCAATAACGCTCCGCTAGAGAACAAGTTGTTCAAGACAATGAACCTAGAGGGTGATGCCGCTTGGAGCGCACTGATGGAGACTGATATTCAGAACACTGGTTTTGTTGAACTAGCTTGGTTCGAAAAGAAAGAGAACTCGTTCTATGCGTTTGTCAGAAACTCAGGCGATGTACCTGCTCTTGCCAGTCAGTATCCACTTAGATCGCTGAATGGAATTGGAAGAAGCACTGCTGTATCCGGACCAAACACGGCTCAGGTAATAGACTTCTCAATTGCGCCACTTGTATCAATCGGAAGTATAGTAAGTGTTGGTGACTACCTTTACTTTGCAACACCACCGTATAACAACCCAATTCTTGCAGGACAGATCACTGCTATAAATGTTGACTACCCATCATCGATAAACAACATAGTCGTTGATGCTACGATCTCTGGCGCTACGTACCCAGTTCCTATACAGGACGCATACTTCTTATTCATAAAGAACTCAGTGGCAGAATCACACGGTGTACTTGGACACTACTGTGTGTTCACGTTAGAGAATGACTCTACCTCAAAAGTTGAATTGTTCTCAGCGGAGTCTGAAGTGATGAAGAGTTATCCGTAGAAAATTGATATCTTTGTGGTTAAATGGAAATCACCGTAAGACCACTTCTTCCTAGCGACTACAATGACATCCTTGTTGGATGGTGGAATGAGTGGGGTTGGACTCCACCCGTTGCTGACTTTCTTCCCGATGGAGGGAAGGGCGGTGTAATGGTTATGTGCGGTGACACTCCGGTGTGCGCAGGATTCTTGTACCTTACCAACTCAAAGGTAGCTTGGCTAGAGTTCACTATTTCTAACAAGTCAATTACTGATAGAGATGTCAGAAGAGTTTGTTTGGAAACCCTAGTAAGCACACTGACTGATGTGGCAGGAAACGTAGGGTATAAGTTTGTTTATTCATTAGTAAAGAACCAAAGTCTCAGAGGCATCCTTAGCGATGCCGGTTACATTGAGGGTGACTCAAATGCAATGGAGATGATTAAAAGTATATAGTATGCCAACATTTACAACAATAGCTGCAGCTGCATCATTAGCAGCAACAACTGCAGGAACTGGAGCATCGTTTATTCAAGCTATTAAACAGAGAAGGCTTGAAGACCAAGCAATGAATGACGCTGCTAATCTTTTGAAAGAAACACGTAAGAAGCTAAACGTTAACTTCTTCGAGGAGCTTGGTATTAAGAAGCTACCATACGATCTAGAGAGAGAAGCTACGCTTTCCTCTGTTGCTCAGTTGACTGAGGCTGCTAGAGAAGCTGGTCCTCGTGCAGTTGGTGCTAACGCAGGAAGAATACTTGCAGTAAGTAATGAGCAGCAAGGTGGAATCAGATCACAGATGGCTACCGATATGGCTACATTAGAAAAACTTACGGCAGAAGAAGACAAGAGACTAACCGGTCTGCAAGCTGATCTTGATTTGGCTGAAGCTACTGGAGCGCAATTAGCAGCAAGGGATGCAGGCGAAGCTGCTTCATTAGCAAATCAGCAAGCGCTAGTAGGCGTAACGTCAGCTATTGAGCAGGGCGTTAATATGGTTCCGCTATTTGGAAAGGGTCCATCAAAGCAGTACGCTGAACTTGTTGCAAAGGCAGGTGATGCAGAGAAACTTAAAGCTGCATTGACAGCAGAAGGAAAGAGTTACAAGATAGGAGAACAGCCAATAGTTCCCAAAGCGATATTGGGTATGAATCCGCAGCAGCTTGAGAAATTCTTCCTCAGTCAAAATGTCGTAGACATAAAGGACTTATACAATCAGCTATACCCAACAAAATAAGACCGATAAGCTATGGCTACATATTATAATTATGCAGAAAGAAAAGCAACTGATCAGATAAACTGGTCTACTGTTGCGGCTTCTGTTACTCAGACTCTTGATGAAGAGGCTAAGTTACGTGAAGAGAAAAAGGCTGCTATTGATAAGGCTTCTAGAGATATCGCCACTAAACTAGAGAGTCAGCAACTCAGTGAGAGCGATAAGCTTAATAACTGGTGGTTAAGCTTTACCGGTGATGCTCAACAGTCTATGCTTATGGCTGACAACTTGTTGAAGTCAGGTAAGATAAAGCCTAACGACTACGTAAAACTTCGTCAGAACATAACTGACGGAACCGATCAGACCGTTTCTTTATTCGAGGAGTACAGCAAGGAGTATGAGGAGAAGATGAAGCGATGGAATAACGAGGAGTCTGCTTCATTCGAAGCTTGGGAAATGGAAAACATAGAGGGCTTTGCTAACTTTACAAACAGCAAGCTGTACATAAATCCTATGGACTTCAGTGTTAGTGTGGCTAAGACAACAACTGGTGATGGAGGAGTTCAAGAGATAGATACAAATAATCTATCGTCAATCAGCACGCTTAGAAATAGGATGAAGACCAAGTACGATAGATACCAGGTTATCCCTAATCTTCAGACTGGAGTAGACGCATTAGGAGAAAACATTGAAGCTGTAAGAAAAGTTGTCAATAAGTACTATGGAACTATCACTAATATTACTGACATCACAAAGAGAAAGGATATAACCGAACAAGATAAAAAGGAAATCTCTTTGTATCAGAAGATGGAGTCTACGTTTATTGAATCGAAGTTGACCGTTCCTGCGAATGTTGCTTCGATTATAACTGACTTTGTCAGGATTAATCCTGAGACCAATAAGCCATATGACTTTACAACAAGTGATACTGAGGCTAAGGATGATCCGAATCTTATCTTGGTAAGAACAGACGATACCGGAAGGAGAGTATTTGACTTTACTACAGCAAATGGGCAAAAGCAAATGGCTGTAGCGAAGAAGGCTATGCAGACTCAGTTCAGAATGATGCTTGATAAAAAGGAGGATATCTCTACATACAACATACCAACTCCAACACCAAGAACTCCAACTGATTTTGAGCAGTGGAAAAACAATCCTGAAGAATGGGAGAATTTCCAAAGGGCTAAGTTGAGAGCGGCAGGTGGCGGAACAGAAGAGACAGCGCCAGTGAAACTTCAGTACACAGAAGCTACCGTTGGTCTTACAGAGGACAGGCTTCAGGATAAGATTAATAAATTTATTGGTAAAGGAGCTAGTGACGAATCGGAAGCGGCTAGTTTTGATTTAGCCGTTAAAACAATGATTGAGAATTTACCGCCCGAACTTCAGTCTTCAGTAACGTCTACTGTTGTTGACGATGATAAAACACCGGATGCTTATGTTACAATAACGTCTGACGTACTTCCAGGTGGATTTGTAAATGTCCCTGCTGCAACTAATGGTGTAGGAATATCTAGAGATGATGCTCAAAATACTCAAAGGGCAATCATTCAAAAAATATATGATGCGATTCAATTTGGAAATACTTTGAGCGATAATGACATAAAGAATATATTCCCTACTGACCTGTATGATACTTACAATGGTGCAGATAGATTAGCTCGTGAAGCTGCTGAAGATGAAGCTGAAGCTGAGAAAGCTGCTGAAGCTGAGAAAGCTGCTGAAGCAACTCCTACAGGGGAGTCTAAGACAGTTTGGAAATCAAAATAAAGACATACACAACACATAGTTATGGACGAAAACATTATACGGTACTACGAGTACCTTAAGTCAAAGGGATTAGATGTTCCTCCGACAGTAGAGCAGTTTCAGAGTACTCTTCAAGACAAAGCTGTTAGCGATAAGTACTACGCTTATCTTCAAGACAAGAAGGCATCTATGCCTAATCTTGACATTGCACCGGATGCAAACTCGTTCTATAATACGTTAAAAAAAAAAGAAGAGCAGGCTCCGCAAGAACAACTACAAAGCCAGCAAGAACAAGGTCAAGAACAACCGCAAGACGGTATGGTTTCACTTTCGGCAATACCTTCATTGGTATCGAAGTCCGCAGGTCAAGGTAGGTATGCAGGTGGTTTAACAGCAGCAAATATCGGACAGGCAGAGACTATGCTTGAGTCTCAGGCTAAAGCTATAAAGAGTGGTCAAGATGCTTATGCTGATTTACGAAAGATTGATCAAGGAACTGATTTGAATCAGGATCAAGCAGATCTTCGTAGAATTAACATAGCTGCTCCAACTGAAGAGAGAGGTCCGAAATTTGCCATCCCCCCAACAAAGGATATAAAGGCAGATCTGTACGGAAGGATAGCTCCTAATGCAAAGACATCACTTAACCTTGCTGACCTAGAAGCTAGACTATCCAACGAGATTTCTAAAGTACCAACAGGAACGACAAGCCCAGAATTAATTGGTCTTAAAAATGAAATTGAGACTAAGTACAAATTATTAGAAAGTGACTATATGTCTTTCTTGGAAAGTACTGACAGGTCAAAATTCAACAATTATTCTAGCAGGCTAAGTACTATTCAGGAAAAGGATGGTGACTTGTCGCTCGAGGACGAAAAGTTTTTAAAAGCCTTTCGAGAAGAGTCGATAAATATAAGAAAGACAGCTGATCAATTAAAGATTGAGAATATAAGAATGTCTGCTGACTTTGATAAGTGGAACAAGATGTCTCCACTAATACTTAATGAAGCGAAAAAAATACAGAACGAACTCAGCAAGTACGTTAACGAGGATGGTTCTTACAAGTCCGTTGCTGATGCTCAAAAAGCAAAGGCACTAAGCTCTAAGCTAGACGAAGTGAAGAGAAGCTTGATACAGCTTCAAGAACAAACTGGTGTTACCTCTAAGGTAATAGATGACATAAACGCATCCTATGATTCCCTTATCGATAACGAACTAATTGAAAGCCAGGAGTGGGACAAGTACACAGAGATAAGAAAAGCTGAAAGGCTTTCTGAAGAAGAGAAGCAAGCTAGAGTAAAGATAGCAGAAGAGGGTAATGCAGCTCAGAAAGCAGCGTTAGTTCTTATGTCGTTTATGGATACCATTGGAAGTGGAGTAGTATCTACGGCTCAGGCTCCTAAGGTACTTGCTGATGCATTTGGATCATCGGATGAATATGGATGGACAGATGCATTGTATGATATCTCAACCGATATAAACACAAAGGCTGCAGGAAGAACGCAGGCACTAGACAGCAAGAGTTCTGTTATGAATGTAATGGACATATTTGCAAAGGGTGCAGGTAATGTTGTTCAGTTTGCAGCTGGAGGTGGGATGACTGGAGCTTTAAAGGCAGGGTCAAAGCTCGCTGCTAATGCAGGTGTAGCTGGAACCGCTTACCTTATGTCCGTTGGTGATGAGTACAGACAAGCACTAGAAGCAGGTGTTGATCCACAAGAGGCTGCCATATATGCCAATATGATATCTATCGCCACAGCGATGACCGAGGTAGCTGTTCCCGACTTCAAGTACTTTACCCCTGCTGATAGAAAGTCTATAATCGCAGCGATGGCTAACAAGGGCATTGGAGCCAAGGAGGCGTTCAAAGGATTCGCAAAGAACATAATCATAGAAGCTCCAAAGTCTGGTCTTAAAGAAGCTGGTGAAGAGGTATTGACTGAATTGACTGGAAGTACTGTCAAGGAATTTATAAATGCAGCCAAGGGCGAAAGACTGTATAAGGATACCTTTAATCCAGAGAGTATGTACGAGGCTGCGCTATCAGGATTTATAGTGGGTGGTGGTCTTCAGTCTATCAAGAGGGGCGTTGCTCCATCGGATGAAGAGCTGCCCGTTCCTAGATCCATTGGCGAGAATGCCGATGCTGTAATCCAAGCGATAACAATGATTGATCCCTCAATGGCAAGCGAGGCATCTAAGGATATTGGGGAAATAAAAAAGATAGTTACGGGACTAAATGGAATTCCTGCTTATCAAGACCTTGGTGACAACGAAAAGAATTTTGTTGTGTACCAATTGATGAAGAAGAGAAACCTTGAGTCCGCTATGAAGGAGACTGGTATGAGCGATGAAGCTACCATCTCTGAGATAAAGAAAATAGAAAGCGAGATCAATGAAGTATACGCTGGAAAGAAAGTCAAACTAAATAACCAAAAACAAAATGCCATTCAAGAGCAAGCAGCAAGTGAAATTCCTTTACAGCCAGAAGCCGGAGTTGGCGAAGAAGTGGAGCAAGGAGAACCCCAAGCAGAACCTGAAGTCGTTACCGAAGAAGGTGTCAAAGAAAAAGTAAGCGTACTAGATAGTCCGGATACAATTACCGAATCTATCGTGGCGCTAACTCCTGAAGAGAAGGCTGGTGTTACGTTCTTGCGAGAGGACGGCACAGAGGTTGACATTGATGGTAACGAGGACGAGCTTGCTAACGCATACATTGCCGCAACTCAAATAGCTGAGAACGACAGAACAGATTCCCAGAGAAGCGCGATACAAGCAGTAGAGGCATCGCTCGCTGATGAGATCCAGGCTGAACAGCTTGATGCTATAGTAGAGCAGGAAGCAGAAACCGACCTGCCTTCATTAGCACAAACCAAAAAGGAAGACAATATAAAAAGAAGAAGAAAAGCGGCTTGGGCTGACGTAGATTTGAATGATCCTAATACTTATTATGGATATTACGTGTTAGATGAGGAAGATGAATATGGAGGTATCAAGACTGAACGCATTACTGGAAATAGCGAGAAAGAAGTTTTAGATAAAATTAATGCCAAATACGATAATGAATTAGCTGAATTAAAGGCTAACAAGAACCAAACACCTAGATTCAGACTTGATGATGACGTTACGAATCAAGAGATAGTTACAGTTGAGAATAATAATGTAATAAAGCAAAACAAAATAGAGGGTGGTTTGCTTAATGAGCAGCAGTCAGCTGAATTACAAAAAGAAATAGAGTCTAAGTACAATACAGATGGACTAAAATTAGGTCCAGAAAACGAAGACATTAGAACGAACATATATAATTATGACAACCCATTAGCACAAAAAAATGTAAATGGAGTTAATCTAAGGATTGCACAAGGATTGTTAGAGAAAGATAAGTCGGGTAAAAAGAGGTCAACTTATCTACTATATGCCGACGGTAAAATAGCAGGCAAATTTTATTCTGTAGATGACATCAAGAAAGTTGTAAAGCTTATTGAGGATAATCTAGTAAAGAATATTGGTGAAGGAACTCAAGAGTCTAAGTTCAGACTTGATGCTCAGAAAGAAGGAAAGGCTGACGAGAAGATTGTGAAGGCTATGAAGGCTATGCCTACTGAGGAAAAGCAATTTGTAGAACCATCAGGTCTTTATGGTGAAGTTACTGTAGACGCTATTGGAGAATCAAAGTCATCTACCAAGGAGCAGGATAGCGCTGATCTAGTGAAGGCACTTGGTTTGAAGTCAATAGATGAACTCAACAAGCGCATTGAAGACTTCAATGGTATGCCGGTCATACTTGGTATGTCCGATATCCTTGGATCCGGAACATACACCGACTCTATGGGTAATCCAATGCCAGTGAATGGTGGCATACTCTTCGGTGCATTCGGTGGTAATACTGATCTAGCTTGGGCTGGTGTACAGAGAAATGGAGCTGAGAATCAACTCAATGAAGCTATCGCTCTGTATAATAAGAACAAGGAACTGTTCGACAGATTATGGAAGGAAGGCAAGTTACCAATGGGACACGTTCCTATGGTGATTATGAGAATGGGTGATACTGCGGTAAACTCTAACGAGGCTGCGTTCAGATGGCTTGCTCCATACGTGGCATCACTTCCAACGAAGAATAGAAAGGATGCGCTCAACTCGTTGAAGGATGTCCTTTCAAAGAAGGTTGATAATGACTCGGCTGCGTCTTGGCTTGTTGATTTTAACTCGTCAGTAGCGAGCGGTGAGTTCTCTACCAAGGAAGAGATCGTAGAGGCGTTAGAGGAGATGCTTGCTAGTAAAGAGACTCAGTCTATCGAGAAGAAAAGAAAGTCGGTAGAGGCTGTACTTAATGCGGTAAAGAAAAAGAAAACAACGGAGGAAGCGATTGAGTACCTTGAGAATAAGACGGAAAGAATCCTATCGTACATTGTACTAAACCACATCAAGAACAATAAGATTACAACTCTTGACGGTCTTCTCAATAGCGTGGTTGAAGAATCTAACAAGAGAGCTAAGGGTGACAATACCGCGATGTCTCTTCCGGTTAGATCGTTCGTATTCTCTCTGGTTTATTCTAAGGGATCTCCAAAAACTCCAAGCCTAGCGCCAATCAAAGCGCTTATGAACGGAGTCAAGAACTTCAAGTCGGAGTACTTTACTACAGACTTCTTGTACAATGCTATAGGAGAGCCATCTATGCTTAAGGCAAAGCAGGGTGATACGGTAGCTGTTGTTGGAATAGACGTGCTTAACCCAGAGGTTAAAGCTACGAACCATCCGAACTATGGATTTGGTCCAAAGGGTAGGCTGATTGCTACTATAAGTAATCCAACGCAGGGTATCGAAGTATTCCCTGAGTTCAAGGCTAAGGCATCTCGTATATTCAAGAAGACTACCGGCAAGAGGGCAACCTATCCAGATCCCGAAAAGGTAGCGGCTCAAGTTGGCGGTGCATTCTTTATGGACAAGGCGTTTAGAGGTGCTAAGATTATGAAGGGAGAGATAGACGATTTGAATTTGCTGATTGGTAAGTTGAGATTTGCTTTTCCAAACGTATCTGTAGCTACAACTCAAGAGGAGTTCGATGAAATCCTTAAGGACGAGACTGTTAGAAAGAGAGTAAAAGAAGGGAAGGTAATCTATGGTGTGACTAAGAATGGAAAGATCTATATCAATCCAAGCGAACGATCACTAGCTACACCAATACACGAGTTCGGTCACATATGGATTGACTACTTGAGATCAGATGCCTCAGGAAAGAAGGGAACCGAATTGCTTAAGAAGGGCTTGTCTTTGGTTGAAGGAACCAAGGAGTACAAGGACGCTGTTAGAAAGTACGGTGATACTGAGCTTGCTAAGGAGGAGGCGCTCGTTGAGCTTATGGCTACAAAGGGATCTACGATAATCAACTCGGCTAAGAAGGCAGGGTTCTTATCTTGGATGAATGCTGTATTCAAGTTCATCAAGGAGACATTCGTTGCTAATTCAAAGAGTGTAACCTACGATCAGATCAAGACCTTGAGCATAGACGAGTTCATCAATATTGGTCTAGCAGATTTATTCAGGGGATCCGAAGTCAGTGCGAAGTTCTCTGCAAGCCAAGCTGAACAAGCAAGTAAGGCGAGACTGTCTGCCGGAAATAATATGAAGACCGCTGTGTCAATAATTGAAAGGGGTAGAGCAAATGGAATTTCAGATAAGGCTATTACTATTTCATTGTCTCGAAAAGGATTTACCGCTGATGAGATAGATACAGCATTCAAGAGTACGACTAGAACCCTATCTAAAGCAGCTTTATCTGAAGAGACATTGCCTGGGTATGACGTGCTTATGGAGAAGGTGAAGAAGGAGGCTGAGGCTTCGTCTAAGAAGGGAAGAGCTGAGATAAATAAAGCCCTTGAAAATTCAATCAAAACTATCCAAGCAGGAAAAATCTACGCTGCTGCTACTGACGTTCAAAGAGAACAACTCATCAGAGAAGTTCGACGTACGTTTAAGAAGCGTGAGAAGTCTGCTCCGTCTGCGTACAGTATTTTAACTGGCGTAAGTAATATCAAAAAGATTACTATAGCTGAAGCTGATCTTTACAAGCAGCAATTGATGGATTACGAAGGGGGTGCTAAGAGCGCCTTGAAAGCTTGGACCGCAAAAGGGAAAGCCCTTTCTAATGAAATGAGAGAGCTTGCGTCTAAAAAGAAAATAACTCTTATCCAGGCTGCTGTCGTGATGAAGAAGTTTAGCAGAGTGAATATGTTTGATGAGGACTCTGTTGATGATTTCATTATCTATATGAAAAAGGTATTCTCTGACGCTGAGTACGCAGATAGAATCAGCAAGCTTTCATCTCTGCTTCCAAAGGCAAAGAATAACATAGACAAGAAGATTGGTATCGCTAGGAATCTTCAAGCACCATTAAGGAGAATGCTTGCAATCAATCCTAGCTTTGTTCCGGATGATGTGCTTTCTACCTATGAAAATATAGTGAAGATGTTTGCTCAAAGCGGAGCTGTTATTACTCCTGCTGAGAGATCAAGTGTTATAGATGATGTCAATAAGGTATTGTTATCTGTAGACGAAAAGTCAAACAAAATAACAGAGATGTCTATGATACTAGATGAGTTTGAAAACAAAGTCTTTGATGAGAACGGTGTACT